AGGGAAGGGGGGTCGATGGTGTCGGACGCTCACCAAAAAACCGCCCCCCTTTGCTTGAATTACATTGAACGCACGCAGCAACGAGATTATCGAGCGTGTCTGCGTTCTGATCGACCAACTTTGATCTAGGGACGATGTGATCAACGGTGTTCGCATGACCACCACAATAGAAGCACGTATTCTGATCACGTCTCAACACTTGCGACCTAATGCGTCGCCACTTACTGGTCGAGCCGTTGTTGCTCAGGCTGCTGGTCATTAGTGCCAGCCTACGCGAATAAGGTGACGAAGTGCCTTACACGCTGACCCATCGTATCGACTTTCCAGATAACGTAAATGCGCCTTGATTTGCTTGCGAGGTGTGAGATCTCGATACCACGTTGATCTCATCTGCCCTAGCCCGAAATGACTTCCATTCCTAGCCTTGTAGTTCCAACTGCTCTCTCGATGGATCAGTTCGACATAACACTCAAACTCAGTCCAGTCTTTGATTTCATTATGAGCATATAACTTCAAATTCATTGAATGGTTTTTCCAAGCATGAGAATTAGAAAGGCTAAATTGGAAACTGATGAAGAACGCCAAAAGCGTGATGAATAGAGCCCTCCCGATCGCTACTGCCCCTGCTCGGGCTCTGACCCCGCAGGCTGGCAGGCTAAGCGTAGCATGGTCGTCAAGTCCATTTACATAACCGCAGGTCAGACGGCGTGTCGTTTTCATGCCGCCTGATCCTTTGGATAGCAGTCTTCACACAGTTCACGCATATAAACCCATTTTCCGCAGCCTAAGCAGCGATAGACGTATTTATCTGGCGTCGCCATAGCCTGCCGCTTTGAGTAAATAGATCAGGTCATCAGCCGTCAGGATGGCAACCCAATCGCCTACGGCTTTTTCACCTTGCTTGTCTAGTCTAAGGATGCCTACGCCTAATCCGGTTTCGCGTCTGCGTCGGCGCAGTTGAGCCATAGTCTCGCTAATGACCAATCCTCGTCTAGCCTTGACCTCCCAATCCACGCCATCGACACCCAGAACATCGCTGCCACTAGCAGCCATAGACGTAACATGGGCGGTCTTGAATCCGTGACGAACCAAATAATCCGCAAAAATCTTCTCAGTCTCCCGACCACGTTGCCTCCTCGATGCGTTGCTCATAGTTCACCATGACAAATTTTCTCAAAGCAGCCTTCGCATGCCCAGTTATAGTCAAGCGGATCATGCTCAGCCATTTGAACTCGGACTCCGGCATAACTAACTAGCCGGACACCGCACCAATCGCACGTCACCGGACTGGGATTAGGCTCACCGGTTCGATCTTCTACCATCCGGCAGCTCGATCCTCGAACACCCATTGACCGTTGTTGCCTTGTTTTGCCCATCGGGCTTCGCATTGATCAGCCTTTGACTTAGCACCGCAGACAAATCCGTGATACGGCTTGCCTGCCTTCGATGTGCCTTCCTTGAGCAACATCTCACCATGCTTACACTTGAAGCCGACTACCTGACCACCGAACGCTGCTGCGATGTCGGTCGTATCTTGGAATGCCTTAGTCTCGGATTCATCCTCCCAGACAACGGTTTGAGGTTCGTTTGGAACCTCTTTCACCGCTTCTGATGGTTTGAATGGATGCTGGACGATCGGCGTGTCGCCTCTTGCTACTTTTGCCATTTCTTCGCGGCTAGCGCGCTTACCTTTTGGAGCATATCCGGCGTTAGCCAACGCTCGTCCGATAGCAGACGTTTCAGCGTTTTCAAGAGCCGAAGTTGAATTGACGCCTCGATCAGAAATCGTCTCCTCTGCCAGCCCTGTTGCGAAAGGCTGGGGATCCGTGTCCACCCGATACAGTCGAGCAGCCACGATATAGCGATTACCTTCGTATGCCACCAACTCCGTCTCAATGCGACCCGGCGGATAATCATTCCAGAACTTAGCCAAGCGATCTTCGACCGGTTCGTAATCATTCAGATTCCACCCCATTGATTGCCTCTTTTCCTAATGCGTAATCGAGCTGCTCTCGAAACGTCCAGACTTTGCCTTGCCCATCCATTTGCGCTTCGTTCGCGCATGGCTGGCAGTAAGCCTTCATGCGACCCCTTCGCTCCTTTGTTTCACTTATGACGATCCAGCGAGCCGGCGTCATGGCGCGAATATGCCACTCACCACCGACTTTCCCGAACCTGAGCTTACAGATGTCGCACCAGATTTTTGAGTCATGATTCGCCCTAATAGGCATCGAATTCCTCCGGATCGACTGTTGCGAGCATGGCAGCAAGTGAAAGGTAAGCCACTCCGTCAACGTAACCGTCTCGACCTCGATGACCCGGTGTCTCGGCAATTCTGCTGATCTTGACGAGAGCCATACAGACCGCGACTTGATCCGGTGGTATTGGGATACCCAGATAAGCAGACCAAAGATCGGCGATGCGTCGATGATTGATATATGGGTGACCGTAAACTTTTTGTCGTTCACCTCGGATGAAACCTGCTTCATCGAGAATGCTTTGAGGGTTGATTGCTTTCGGCGAATCGCTTTCCATCTTGCCAGCCTTTCCAGTAGAAGTTTTCGGTGATTGCGGTGTAGAGCAGACCCAGAATGGGAATGCTGATAAGTGCCATGATGTAATAGATTGCTAATGGATCAAAACCGATTGCGGTCATGCGCTGACCTTGCTAAGAAATACAGGCGCAGCACCGCAAGCCAAACAAGGTTGTTCCGAGCCATAGGCGCTAAAATAAGCCTGATCCGTTTCGCCGCATTGGTCGCAAACGACATCAAGTAACTTTGGCATTTTGATAGACATAATTTCCCGATTCTGCCGGTGGGTTGAACCGACAGACGTAGGCTACGCCTTAGCGGTGAGACTTTGGCTGATTGTTTGATAACGATTTCATAACGAAATCAGACGCGGCATCCCAGTCGTCAATATGGTCATCGATGGTGCGGATGAGTGGAACTATTTCATCCATAGACCTTCCCCTCAACCACGAAGGATCCATCACGCTCGATCGGCACGAATACCGGCGTGACCCGGTTCTTATGCTCGTAGATCAGCCCGAAACCTTGTTGCCAATTACCCGAACCACCTTTGAGATACTTGGCGTCACGGAAGTTCATCAAATTGCCGACCTCAAAGCCCCAGAGAATACCCCCTAAAACGCCTCCAGAAGCCTGTGTGAGCCCCGAAAGACCTGCCCGGTGGGTATGACCACAGACCACCGATTTTCCATGCCTTAGAGCCAATCCTAAGGCTGTTTGACCACCCTTTTGCGATACGGCTCCCTCGTCGCCATGAAGGACAATCCAACCCTTAGCCAACGGCATCGGGTCGCGCCAGAACTTGATACCCAGATCCGGAAGCCCAAGCCAATTTTCGAACTGAAGTTCGGGCAAAGCTGCTAGGGCTGGAAGCCGGGTTTTGATGGAGTTATAGAGCCGGTCGGTGTGATTGCTTCTGACCATATCCGTAACACGTAGGTCGAATAGAACTTCCTGAGTGATTCGTCGATCCCGGTCAAGTGTTCCAGCGAACTCACCGGCAAGACCGCGCTCCCATCGGGACAACTGAGGAAGGTCGATCTCGTCGCCGACCGTGGCAACTCGATCGGGCTTCCATCGCTTGATAAATGCTGCGACGTTTTTGACGGCTTTTGGGTCATGGTACGGACATTGTAAATCGCTAATTAAAACCGTTCGCCTAATAGTCTTCTTCTTCCTCGTCGTCATCGTCCTCAATCGGCTTCGATGGCGATAAGACCCAATCTGGCAAAGATTGATCACAAAGCCAGCCCTGAATCGTTGCGTCGTCAAAACCTGCTCGCTTCATGGACTCAGTCACTTCGTAAAGACTGATTGCCCAGAGATCGAGGGCGGTGATGGGTTTTGTTCTCTTAGCGGCTCGCTCTTTTGCGCGCAGGCTTGCGAGTTTTTGAGCCTTTGTCTTTCGAGCCATGAGAACCCCTTTCGGTGATAATGGTGGCATATATGTCTGACTGTCTCGCCGTCAACACGCCGATCTCACTTTCCAGACGATCCATCCGTGTAAATAATTGATTGCCTATCTCTTGGACAAATTGGTGAACCGTCCATCGCAGAGCTGCTACAAACGCACCAAGAATCCCGGTCAGACCAGCAATCAGTCCGACCCATTCGGCAGCCTTCACTTCTTGAAAGGCTTCGCGTATCCAAAGACACCGGCAACGACCGACCAAAGAACGGCTCGGTAGTCGAGATCAAAGTTCGTCGCCG